CTCGATAACAGCCGCCGTTTCGCCTTGAATAGCTACGCCGCGCTCTTTGCAGCGCAGCATAAGGTACTGGAGCGACGCCGTATCAACAAATGTTTCGTCCATCACGACGTCCAGTTCCATGTAGCATTTGGCCAGTTCTGCGGCCGCCGGTGCAAGCGCATCGTAGATAATGCTGCCCTCTCGCTTGTCCACCGTATCCGACACGGATTCCAGCATACGGTTCATAATGTAGTCAAACGTCATTTCATCGGAATATCGTCCGATCATGCCGCTTCACCTCCAAACTCAAATTCGCTCTCGACATCGCCCTCGGTCGTGGTTACGGTAAATTTCACAAGCAGGTTGCGCTTGCCCTTGGTGAACGAGAACTGCTCAACCGAGAGCACACGATCGTCTGCCATGAGCGCATCTTCAATCGCCTTGGCAACCTTGGCCTGCAGATACGGCGTCATGGTCTGCCCGAGCAGGGCGTTCAGCTCGATACCGTAATTCCAGCTGTAAATCGCGTACTGAAACCGCTCGGTCTGGAGAATCAGGAAGATGGCCTGCTTCATGGCTTCCAGTCCGTCCAGCTTGCCGCCGGAACACGGGTAGCCGTCAAACCGCAGCGCATAGGTGCGCGTAGGCTGTGTTTCAATCTCGAAATCCTGCACGAGATCGTCATTATACTCTGTCGGCAGCATTACAGCGCCCCTTTCTTGTCGAATATCAGGTACTTTTGCCCGCCCTCATTGCGGAACAGGATGAGCACATCGCCCACCTTGAACGAGGATGCGCTCACGCCACTTTTCACGATGAAAAACTCCTTGGTGAGCACAAGTTTCTGGTCGATCTGCACACGGAACGGCGAGAGTGCAATCACCTTGCCGAAGCAGATTGTCGTCGGCAAAGCGGCTTGACGCTCGTTCGCGGCAATCTGCCGCATAGATTCCATCAGATTAGGCACTAAACTCACCTCGAATTCCGCTCAGGTACAAATCCATCGTGTACAGGCCATTGCTGAACGTGTGCTTAGCCTTCTCCACACACATATAGTTCTTGATGTTGATGTCACCCAGGCCCATGCCGACACAAACCGAAGTACCGGCACGCGCCCGAACATCCCCGAACACCTTCTGCATGGTCAGTTCGCGGTGGATGACGTTGTAGTATTTCATCAGCGCCTTGGCCTTGGTCTGCAAATCAGCGGTGTTGAGGGCGTTGTCCAGCTTTTCGTAATACTGGAGCGTGCCCCATTTGCTCTGGCTGGCGGTATTGTTCATCACATGAACCTCTCTGACGCCGGTTTCGTCGTTGTCCCACGCCAGCTTGATGCGGTTGTACACGTCACTGTCGATGGACGAGGTGTAGCTGTAACCCTGGGCGGTGTCCTCGTTGATGTAGAGCGGCAGGAGCAGGCTCTCGTAGGGTTTGAGGCATAACTTGCCGAAATCGTCGTAGAGCACATACACCTTGCCGGTGTTGATGATGGTCAGGTCACTGGCATTGCCGAGCATATCAAAGAGCGTCCCCTCCTCGATACGCTGCGGAATCTTGTACTTGGTGTCGGTCACGGTACCGACCTTGAGGCCGTAGTCCGCAGCCAACATTTTGAGGACATCGGCGTAAGTCTTATTGACATACGAAATCGTGTCTTTGTTTTTGAAGTACCGCAGCTGGTCATAGGCCGTGACCTTAATCAGCCGATTGTCTGAGCGCGACTTCTTAAAGACGTAGCCGTAAAAGACATTGGATCCATTGAACCGGAACGACACTGGATTGCCCTCGTGAAAATTGAGGGTATCGTCCTTGACCACCGTAAACGTCAGCGAGGATGCCGCGCCGCTGCGGGTGGTTTCCCACACGATGTCGCCCTCGATCATCGGCTGCTGAAGCTGACCGTTTTTGTTCTGGATGATCAGCTCCGCACCCGGCATCTGATAAGACGGCACATCCCGCAGGATCTCCTTGCGCGTGCCCGCCGCGCCGGTGACGGACTTAACAACAACGGTCGTGATGTCCTTCTTCTTCTCTTTCTCGGTGCTCGTGCCCGAAGACGTCGAGCCGGACGAGCCGCCCGAGCCGCCGATGACGGCTTTGCCGTACTTCTTGCCCCAGCGGTTGCATTCAGCGTTCGAGGACATCAAGAGGTCGAAGTGGTACACGCCGTTTGCAATCTGAATCATGCCGCCGCGGTCATTGACGGTGTAGGTCACGCCGTCAAGCGCTGTACCTGTACCCTGCACGGTGATTTTCGTCCCAAAAGGTACGCTTGGCGGTGCAGCACAGGTGTGCTTGCTCGGGTCAAGTTTGTTTCCCAGTGCGTCAAGAAACCCGCCCTCCATGGCATTATTCGCAGGATAATAGGCGGTAAAGAGTGCCTTAACCGTATTTGTTGCCGTACCGCCCGACTTCGCGCCGGAATACCTGGCGAGCGTATCGCCGGAAGAAACGTAGTTCAGCGGATTGACGGACGAGCCGTTCTTGTGCATACCGAAATGCAGGTGACAGCCAGTCGAGCTGCCAGTTGTACCAACGGCCGCGATTTTCTGACCGGCGGTGACTTTTGCGCCCTGCTTGACGTAGAGCGCCGAAGCATGACCGTAGAAGGACATCAGGCCGCCGCCGTGGTCGATGCTGATGTAGTTGCCGTAGCCACCGTACCAGCCGGACTTCGTGACCGTGCCGGGGCCGAACGCGAGGATTGGCGCGCCGCTTGCCGCTGCCAGGTCAACGCCGTCGTGGAATTCCTTGCCGTGGAACGGACAGGTACGGTTGCCGTAGCCGCTCGAAATGCGCGAGTAGGATGGACACGGCCAAACATATTTACCCATGTTCTCCCCTCCTTAACCCGGCAGCTTGAGCACGGTGCCTGGGTAGATCCACCAGCCGTTGCTGCTGCTTGATCTGCCGTATTTCTTCGCTGCGGCCTCAATGGCAGCCTTGTTCAGATTATAGATAGACTGCCATTTAGTACCGTTTCCCAGCTTCACCCGGGCAATGTCCCACAGCGTATCACCGGACTTGACGGTGTACGTCTTACCGGCTGGTGGTGTCGCGCTTCTGCGTGACGGTCGCCTTCTTGGTGCCGCTGCTGCTCTCGCTCTTTTTGAACTCGATAGACTTGGTATGGTACGGCGCGTATTGCAGCAATTCAATCTTTGCCATCACGTCAACGCCGTAGCTGCCGGCATCCTCAGCAAGCTCATAGCTTTCAAGGGATACCGTCATCGGCTGTGCGCTCATCAGCTCCTCGCCGCTGTCGTCTATGCGGATAACCGAGAACTCAAACGGCTTGCAGGCGGTCTTGAGCGATTCCAGCTTGCTCATATAATACTGTGCAGGCTGATAACCGCTCGGGTAGCACGCAAACGGATACTCCCGATTCGGCAGCAGCGCCGAAAAGCTGATTTTGCTCAGCCCCGGCGTTTTCAAAACGTTCACCTGCCCCTCGTTGATGAGGTTGATGGTCTTGTTCTGGTTGCTGATCTTGATGGTCAGCGCACTCGGCGTAACCGGAAGGCGCACACCGTCCATGTAAAACTCGTACATCAGATATGCACCCCCTCCGCACTGGTGACAAGCGCCTCGGTGACCTTGGCTTCCAATAGATTGACTACGCCGTCCAGATCCATCTCGTTCGAGATGTTGTTGTGGTTGACCATCTCCACCTTGATCTCGGCTGTCGTGTACTTGTTAATGACCTGCCGCTCCGCAATATCGCGCAGCAGCTTGATGTCGTCCGAGGATACGCTCACATCGTCCGCAATCTGGGCGGTGTTGTCCGCAATGTTAGACAGCAGACCCGTTGCCGGATCGTCCGGCAGGTCAAGACCCAGCTTTTCAGAGATGCTGTTCTGGAGGTTTGCGCCCCAGTTGTAGCCGTTGGCGTAAGCCGTCGAATACTCGATCTTCTCCTTGTGCTTGACGTACTCCGTCCACCCGGACTGATCCTTGATCTTCTGGATGCTGTCGGTATAGCTGTCGTAGAACGTGTCCAGACCGCTGGTGATGTTGATCTTCACGCCCGGAATAAGATTGATGAGCTTCTCGATCGTCCTCACCATACCGCGAATGACGCCGACAACATACTGGCTGAGCTGCAAAAACAAAATCTCGATCGACGCAATCGGGTGCTGGAACACGTTGCCGAGGAAGTTGATAAGGTCGGCAATGACGTTGTAGACCGGCAGATAGAACATATTGTAGACAAACGCGCCTGCCATCGCGAACAGGCCGCAGATCACGCCGACGGCGCTCGTCGTTTCGTTCTTTGCCCGGTTCGTATAGTTGATGTACGCAGCGATAACGCCGATC